CGGCCGAGATCATACGTTAACAACGGATCTCTCTCTTAGTAACTTATGACTCAGTCGTAATCGATCCTGAAACTTTCTATCCGGCAATCTTCCAACACCACCAACTCATCTGAAACGACAGTATCGCGGAAAATCTCGAGAGTGTCGAACAAATCAATGTCGTACACATCCGTCAACCACTGCGAGAGAGTGTCATCATCAACTAAGTTGGCCGCATTCTTGGTTATGCGTTTGATGTCTTCAATATTCCATCCGTTCTGGCGAACATTCCAGCCGAGTGAATCAATATCCATCTCGAGGCCTTCGTCGCCACACTTCGCCATCTCGAGCTCATAGCGCTCGAGGAACATGTCTCTGAAATGATGCACACTTTTGCAACCGAAAGCGTAAGATAACGACTTTGCGGCCATAGCAGCGGCATCAGAGAGCTGTTCATTTTGACAGGCTCGTGTGTTGAATCGGACAAGCATCTTGCCGATGAGGGGGAGCATGAACGGCTCCTCTACCTCAGTAAAAAATCTCCTGGAAAGAAACGTGGCATGGCCATCCAGGGTGGGGCTCTTCGCTTTGAGAACCATCTTGAAATCAGCGACCGTTTTGATCCAATCTGTAAGGTTGAGCCGCTTGTTGAGCGCGGCTAACAGATCGTCGCCCAGCACCAAAGCCTTACCGCGCCTGTTCTGTAACTTACAGGCGACTACAAACATCGTGATGTTATAAGTCGAATTGCGGAAGGTTGTGTTGGTGGTGCCGGTGGCCAGCTGATACATGAGGTGAACTTTGACGCCGAAGTCGCGGTTCGTCAAGCTGTATACCTCGAGGTCGAGCATGAGTTGCCTGAACCAGGGTGGGAACCCGAGAACACGAAACCACCGATCAGTGATCTCGGTGGCGACGCGCTTGCGTTGCTCTCGGTCGTTGCGGCTAAAATCGCCTTCAACAATTTCCCTAAAACGTTCGTCCTTGATGAAACTTGCCAACTCTTTGTCGTCCTTCTTGTAACCGAGAAGGATTTCGAGTATACCACCTACCTTGAGACGTTCACCGTCTTGCTCGTGATCGAGCAAAGCGCACAAACGTTCCATGGCGACCATCATTGCAGGTCCGGTGACGGCATTGAAAACGTCGGTGCCAGCATAAATGATGCGGCCAGCCGCGGTTTTGTCAAACCGCTTACCAACGAGTGTTTCGATCTTAACAGATCCGTTCTTTTTCCTTAGTTCGGAGAGAGTCATTCGATCGCATGATTCCCATGCAGTTTCCATCCTTTGTCTCTTGCT